TCTCTCGATGCGTCGATTTTTGGGTGAGTATCTAATCCTTCGGTTTTGTCTTCATTACGAACGCCCCACTTCATACCTTTAACACCATGATGCTCCAAGGAATCATATGAAATATCACTCATTCAAACGCCTCCTTATGGGCCTTCCAAGCCACGTAAGCATCCAACAGAGCCGAAACATTGTCGATCTTCTCTTCTTGTCGCTTCTTCAAAAGCTTCCGGTTACCATTCGTATCTTCCAAAGTAATTGCGTTCCCCATGGCGAACGCCATCAACGTCTGATCGAACAGGAGCATTCGCTGCTCACTGAACTTCTTCAACTCACCAAGAGGAACGGACTCAGTACGAGCACCCTGAATAACCTTCTCGATACCGAACGGGCCGTTATCGGTCTCCCACTTGGTAACGAATTCCTTCGCGTTATAGGGATCAAAACCCATTGCCCTGACGTCGTACTCAGATTCCTGAATGAATTTATCAAGATCCTCATAGACTTCCATCATGTCAAGAATTGTGCCATCGAGCACGAACAAGCTTCCTTCATCGATGAATTCCTCATACTTCTGACGCATGGCGCCTGGGAGTTTCATCAAGGTCAACGAGGAAATATAGCTTCTCGTCTTGATTCCGAAGCTGCCATTGGTCAGCGGGAAAAGGAATGTGAAGGCACAGAAGTCATCGCCCTGCGAAAGGTCAACACCAAGAGCGCAAGGCATCTTCCAGAACTCGCGATAGCGATGCGGAAGAGTCTCTTCGTAACTGAAGAAGTAAGTGTAGCCCTCCATTGGGATTCCGAAGCGCTTTGCGAGAATGTCATTACGAGCAGCAGGAACTTTCTCAGCTCGCTCGACGTCCAACTGGTAAGTCTCATACGAAACAGTGAAACCAAGGTTCGGTTGAGCCTTCGGCCACATCTCGGGATCAGCGACTTCCTTGACATCGTCAAGTTTGTAGTAGAAGATCGAGACGTGAGGCGCAAAGTAGTCACCCTTGAGGATGTCCATCAGTTCCATTTTGATCGTGTCGCCAGAACCATTTCGAACGGTTCCTTCAGAGCTGATTGCAACGATCAAATAGTCATCAAGGCTTCCCATTCCACCTTGCTCTTTGGTGGCTCCCTGCTCAATGGCTCCGATGACGTCCTCCCGAATGTCGCCGGACAACCATTCGTCCACCGTAGAGATCTTCGGACGGAGACCCTGAAGCTTGTTGACAGTCATGGGACGGACTTCAAGCAGGGATCCAGTCAGAAAGTTCTCGATACCCTTCTTAGTAGCAGCAAGTTTCTGCCGGAGGAAACGTGCGCCAGTAGTATTCTGCATCGACCCTTCGGTCAAAAACTTAAACAGAGGTCCTCTCGCGCGCACGATCGAAGTCCGAATTGGACTCATAACCTCGTCTGCCTGTTTCATTGTCGGAGCGGTGCAAATCTGGTGAGTGGTCGAGGTGTCCACATTCAGAAAGTAGCTTTGAAGGGCTGAGGCGTACATCGATTTGGCTGCGCCTCTAGCTACGATCAAGAATTGCTTCGTCGTAAGACGTTTCTTGATGGTCTTTGTGACGTAGCGCCCACCATGCCCATCTTTACCCGGCTGATAGACGCTACGCTCAACAAAGTAGTACCATCCGAAGATTTGTTCGGACCAGAGTTTGAATGTGGACAACAGATGTAGATCGCTGCCATCTGTCAGTGTCAATTCGTTCTCGCAGTACCTAATAAAACCTTCAACTGCTTCTTCGTCATAATAGATTTTCGGGTTGGCAATCAGAGCATCAATCCGATTCATCTCCATTGAGATTTCCTTGTTTACAGGAATCTCTCCTCGAAGAACAGCTGCTCTGAATTCCCCGTAGTATCGAGGGGTGGCTTTGTTCGAAAGAGCCATCTACCAACCCTCCTATCGATTATACGGCCTTCGTTTTGGCCTTCGTTTTGGCCTTCATCAAACCAGCAGCCAACTGCTTGGCCAAAGGACTGTTAGCGAAGGTATAAACCTCATTGGCCGTCTTTGCCATGCTGAGAATATCCTTGACCTTCTGCTGACCCTGCTTTGCAGTGGACTTGCTTGGATCGCTTGTTAGGCGAGAATATTGCTGCTCTAGATTCATTCGATTGACAAGCTCCTGAAGCTCTTTCGTAGAGAGAGAGTCAGTCGTGCTCATCTTAGCTTTCTGCTTCGATGTAGCGACACGAACAGCATCTTCGTGCGCAGGTTGTCCAGAGCCGCCTTCGGCCTTGACCTTCTTACCAGGAGTGGTAATCGTCGTAACCTCAACACGACCCGTGGGGCCAAGAGGACGACGAACGCCCCACTTCATACCTTTGATACCGTGGTGCTTCAATCCCTCATCTTCAAGCCACTCTTTCGGAAGCATGTCAACGGCCTCCGGTTCCTTGGCTCGCTTGATGATGAACTTCTTGGTCTTTTCCTTGTCCTTAGCTCGGCCGTAAGCCTGAATGGCTCGCTTCAAATCCGCCTTGTTACGGATAGGATATGAACCATCAGGAAGAGCTTCGCCTTTCTCGGCGGCTGCTTCTCGGACTTCTGTTGAAATATCAGCCATTTGTTCTCCTTCGGTTCATACTACTTCGTCAACGGTTGAAGAAAGCGGAATCAACGTTTGACCGTCCCATTCACCAAGTAATTCTAATTGGATCAACTCTTTACCATTCCAAACCCAGAAATGACTACTTCCAGACTGAACTTTCCATCTAGTATTCAAGCTCTGTTCAGTTCCATTCAGAACATTCCAAATATCAGTTAGATCTTTAATCAGAGTTTGTTGAATGGACCAGGAAATAACAAGAGAATCCAAAACCTTGGAGGAAACGGTCCAGCTTGTTGCTCGCGGTTGGACAACAGATTCGCGAACAAACCAAAGCGTCGATCGAGAACGGTTGATTCGCTGTCGAACAGACCACGTTGTGTTTCTGGCTGTGGTTACGGCAAACACTGGATCCAACACATTCCAAGAAGTCGAATGTGCTCTAAGAATATACTGACCAACAAACCAAGAATCAACGTGAGCTTTGATAACCGAAGAACGAACATTCCAACTCGTCGTTGTCGGTTGTGAAATAAGCTTGTTGGTGTTCCAACGTATTACTCGTGGCGCCGTGGCCCGTCCAACTACGTTCCAAGACGAACTACGAGTTGTACTTATGAATTTCTGAACGTTCCACGTTGTAGATCGACTCTGATTAGTCGAGGTCAAAACAGTCCACGAAATATTTTGAGTGTTTGAGACTCGCCCCACAACATTCCAAGACGAACTTCGGGCAGAAAGAACAGAGGCTAAGAATCCGTCCACGTTCCACGTTGTGCTTCTAGCGCTTGCAACGCGGCCGACAACTTTCCAACTCGTCGACTTAGCAGCACTCGCTGAAATAAGAGTATTCCAAGAAGTGTTTCGAACCGAGACAACGCGACCGATGACGTTCCAGGGCGACGACTTGACCGAAACAACAGATCTCGAAACGTTCCACAGCGAATTCTTGGAAGAAGACGTCGAAATTAGAACATTCCACATAGTGCTCTTCGAAGCAAGCGCTCGACCGGTAACATTCCAAGTTGTGGAACGGGCATTTGAAACACCGGCCAGAGTATTCCAAGTTGTACTTCTTGAAGAAGCTACCAAAGCCTGAGTATTCCAGGTTGTACTTCTTGAAGAAGCTACCCAAGCCTGAGTATTCCAGGTTGTATTGCGAGCACCAGTAACCCGACCAACCACATGCCATGACGTAGTCCTGGTTGATGTTGCTCGACTTAAGATGTTCCACGGCGTGCTTCGTGTAGAAGCTACGATTTTGCGAACCGTCCAAGAACTGCTTCGTGCCGAGACAATTCGTACATTGTCGTTCCAAGTTGTGGAACGATTCGCGGAGACAGATGCGTTCGTCGACCAATAAGTTTCTTTGGTTGAAAGCACTGGGATCGATACATCAGCAACATTCCAACTAGTCGACTGAGAAGCGCCGACTGGATTCAAAATATGCCAGAGCGTACTACGAGCTGACAACACCAATTTCGAAATAGACCACGTAGTGCTTCGTGCTAAAGAAACCGATTTGAGAACGATCCAACTCGTACTTTTGGTTTCGGAAATATAGCTTAGAGCATTCCATAGAGTGTTGCGAGTAGTTAAAATTCTCTGAACAACATGCCAAGACGTTGCGCGAGATTGATTGACGAACGCGTTAACAAACCAACTCGTATTGTGAGCAGCTGCGACAATAGTCCGAACGAACCAGGACGTTTGTGTAGTCTTTGCTATGGTTGCTAGAACCAACCATAAAGTGTTTCGAATAGCCGCAACAACTGCTAATGCGTTCCAATAGGTTGATCTTGTAGAAGTTATAACCGAATATGCATTCCAAGATGTTGAGCGAGTTTGTGAAACCGGCGTTGTGCTGACCAAAACATTCCAAAGAATCGAACGCGTTTGTGAAACAATCCCAATAACATTCCAACTTGTCGACCTGGTTGCACTAACCGGAGTAACTCCAGCAACTTGTCGAAGACGGAGCCAAATAGTGGTTCCGGAGCCGCTTGACGAGTTCGTATAGGTGAACGTAGGTGCCGAGTTAGAACTACCGGCCGTAATAGGAACATCAACAACCTCGCCATGAGAATCATTCCCAGTTGTTGTATCCGCCGACTGTCGAACAACCAACGTGCCTCTTGTAGCACCCGACATGCCCGCAATAGCTTGGGCTGACTGAGTACCAACATCACCGTTCACGGCAGTTGATGCCAGAACCCAGTCACCCTCAGCCACATCAATGCCGGAAGCACCAGTTGCGCTATAGTTAGCTCCGTTCGAAACATCGCCACCGCTAGTAAACGCTGTATAATCCCAGGTATAAGTCGAATCTTTAGAATAAACGTTGATAACAGCACCGCAAGAGTTTGCTCCGCTAAATGTAATAGCGCCAATTGCTCCGGGATTTGGATTTTCTTTTACAAATACTGCTACTTTAGTCGATCCGGTGTCAGTTCCAGATGCAGTTGTGCCATTAGTGGCTTCGGCAATCTTTGTCCAGCCAGAAGGTGTGGTTATGGTTGTAGAATATGGTTTCATCCATACTGTAAGAACCGCAAGATCACCAGTTGTGGCGCCTGCGGGTATAGCCGGGTTGATTGCTGTTACTGCTGCCGTAGCTGCCGTAGCTGTTCCGGCGGCCCTAAGCGAGATTGGAGATGGACCCGTAAAAACAGTTGGAACTGCTACAATAATTCCGGTTAATTTTGGATCGCCCGGATCCGTTGATAAACCATATGAATATGTTCCAGCAGATTGGTTATCCCATGATGCCAAATACCAACCATACTTTCCTGGAAAATAGTCTTTTCTATGCGTCGTGAAACCAGAAGGAGAATATGTAAAACCCGAAGGGTCCAATGCTGTCCAGTCTGCCATTGCAAGCAGAACTGTCGATGGTGTCGATAGCGTAACGTTCTGAGAGCCCGTACCATTACTAGGACCAATAGCCGTAAAGGTCGGAGAACCGGACCATTCAGCATCAGGGATAATCCATATGCCAGAGCCCATATATGTACCCGAAAAACCCGAAACAATAACTCTAACCGTAATCGATCCGCCAGTTAAAACTTCAGCATAGGCGCATGTAACAGAACAATCGTCGTCACGATCTGGGTTTGGAACCGTCGACTGAGTCCAATCCGAAGTAGAACCAGAAATTGTCGAGACAGAACCATTATCTCCTGCTGTTGATTCTTGGTTTTCGCCCATGCCAATAGCTACGAGCAAATCTCCGGCTGCAGCCGTAATAACTACATCTTTATAAATGTGATTGCTATCGAAATCTGTACCCGCTGTTCCCCAATTGACGTCAACGTATGACAAAGTCACGATAGCACCTCACTTCCTATAAAGTTTTATTAAGCTGCTGCAGTATCACCCTGAACTGAGAAAGTAACGCCATCATTGTTAAGCGCAGCAGAGTTAGCTGCCGTACGACGAATCCAAACTGCGCGGCAGGACCCGTTCGGAATATTACCGAGCGAAATGCCCGCGCCAAAAGTGGTAGGCGAGGTGAAAGTCACACCGGCGGGCGCAGTATTCTCATTCGCAACGGTAAGAGCCTGAGCCGAAGCCGACCCAATAGCGGAAGCCGCGGTCGTATCAACACCAATAGCAATAGAAGCTCCGCCCGCAACCTCAGCTGATAGCCACATAACAGCATTCTGAAGCGTATTAGCACTGTTCGAATTATGAATGAAGATGCAACGATAATCCACCGTATTCGCAGCATTCTCAGCACCCGAAATATCATCAAACAGTGCGTTTAGTGTTGCATCTGGAATGACGGTGGTGCTGATCTGATCGCCGAGAGATCCAGACGCCGTTCCCGCTGTGGTATTACCAGCAGCTGCAGTGACGCTGTACTTGTAAAGGATTTCGGCGGACGTAATTGCAGCCATGAGTAATATCTCCTTGTTTTCGTAAGATGATTAAGAAAGACGCTTTAGAATAACCGTGCCGGGAATGGTGTTTGGATCTGGCTCTTCATCCGGATCAAGAACTTCAACGCGAGTAAGCGGATCCCAGCCAGAATTGCCGAATCCGTCAGCCGTTAGGACCTCACCGAACCGAGCCGAATCAGAACCAAGATCGCCAGCATCCACATCTTCCAATTCCGGAATGTACGGGTAGTCACGCTCTTCGCGTTTGACGTTGAGACGCCATTCGAGTTCTTTAATTTGCTCTTGAAGGGACGAAACCAAGAACGAATTTGTCGGCGGGTCGAAAAGCAATCGAACTCGTAAGTACATGTAGGTTTTGACTGGATTGAATCGATTATCTCCGGCGAGGAAGTCTTCCCATATCGCCTCAGAATCCTCGATCATGAAACCATCGATTGGACCGATGCCTAGATCATTCAAAGTTCCAAAGACCGAGTTGATGTGAATGATGATGTCAGTATCAAACTCGGTATAATCGGCAGCGATGCCAAGAATCTTCTTTGTGCTATCAAGAATGCTTGCGATCATGGGGAGACACCTCCTTTACTTAGCGATAACCGATGACGTGAGTCTTGCAATAGCGAGTTGTGAGCGTCGCATCCGCTCCACCATGGATCTTCATGTACCACTTACCAGTCTGCTTGTTTCCCTCTTCGAAATGAGTCATCTGGAAGGGGATGGACTTCGTTCCATTGGCGTAATGGCGCTCATCGTAAGCAGTAGCATCACCATCGGCTCGAACAAACCTACACTCAACCTTTGCCATCTCGGTTGAGCCAACCTTCCAGGCAAAATCAACACGTGCGTAGAGCATGTGTTCTTCGTGACCGGCAAATGGCGGAGCGTCTTTAATAACGCAATCCAAAGCCTTCCAACCATCAGCCTCTTTGAGAGACAAGACGCCATCGGGCTTTCCTGAATACTTCATCCAAAGCTCTAGTTCCTTCTCCGTCGTTGGAGGAAGCACAGGAGGAGTGATTGGCGGCGTCGTTGGGTGGAGAATCTCTTCCATTTTGGCCTGAACATCAGATCGGAAAGCGCTCATATCAAACTTAGGATCTGGCTTACCAGTCTTACTAGTTTCCTTGTGACCTCGGACCGTCTGAACGCTATTCCCAGTGATTTTCACAGAAAGAGTAGCGGCAAGAAGAACGTAAGCATCATACTGTGCCTGCGTGTAGGTTTCACTAACACCATCATTGAATGCTTCAATGCCGATATACAGCTTGTTACCATCACCAGCAGCTACCGTTCCAGAAGCCTTCGCTGAACCAGCATGATTACATCGACCAGAGGCGATCACATAGACCGCCCCGTCCCTAGCTAGACCAAGCTGAACTAGAGGTCCGACCAGATCTGAGCGACCGTTCTTGAGTAGGCTCACAACAGCCGAATCTAAGATGCTCTTCTTGGTGGCGGTGTGGTGACAAAGAACCCCAACCGGGTTGAACTCGCCAACGGACTCGGGACGACCTCGTGTCTTCCATCCATCAACCTCAACAACATTCAGACCCTGAGCTCGAAGAATCTCAGGAAGATCGTTTGGTAACCTCTTGTAGACCATGATGTCCTTTCCTACCAAAGTTTCGTGTCGCCTGGTTTACGTTCAACGAAAGGCTGGGGAAGAAGTCTTTCGTCACCGTAGTGAATAGCATTGTGGGTTCGATGCGTAACTGTTACAAGAAACTCAGGATCAAGAATGTCGTTATTCCCGTATTTAACGTCCTCGACAGTCATTGGGTTCATATGATGAATGAATATGGTTCCGTAAATGTCGTGCCCAGGAGCACCAAGATCGCAACCATTGTCTCGAATGATCACTTGATGGCGGACGAGCCGCCATTCTCTCGAAGTATAGAACCGTTGGTTGATGTAACGATCAAAGCCAAACGTAGAAGCACCAATTTCTCCCATAAGGCGAAGATAGTTGTATCGATCTTCGAATTGGCTGTAACGGGACATCTCGGAATATGTTCTAATCCTCATCATAGTCATCGACCTCAATAGATTCTTGTCCAGCATACGATCGCATGGCATCGAGTGCCGAAGCGTAGAGCTCCTCAACTCGTTTGGCAGAAGCCATCGCATCGATCTTAGCTCTGAGAAGATCATTCTCTTGAGAAAGTCGTTCTTGTTCTAACTTTTCTCGTGTCGAACCAAGCTTTAGAAAATGCGTGAGGACTTGAGAGGTCGCCGTCCCATCTCGAAGCTGCTTTTCCGCCAAATCAACGGCCATAGCGACCATTTGATTCTCTCGTCCTTCAGGAGTTGTGGCTGGAGGACGTCGTGGCGTTTTCTTAGAGTCAGTTTTACGCTGGCTTGCCATGACACCTCCTTAGTTTATGAGGACTTTGAAAGGCTTAATAACCAGAATGATCCATGAAAATATCCCTCCGGGGCTATTTTTGGGAGGGCCACGATGCAGGAGGGGGGTATAGATCGCGAGGACCCTCCCCCCTCCTACAAAAATTTTTATTTTTTTGTATTTACGTTTGTCTTTTTGTCGTTTCGTCAACGAACGTCCGCGTCGCGGCTTTGAATTTTCGGTTTCGGAAAAGTTTCATTGTTCAAAAATTTTCTGGAACTTGTTTGTTTCCAACGGGAAAACAAAAGTTTGATTCAGGTTGCGACTACGTCTTTTCGTTTTACTTTCTTGTAAGGAGAACCGAAGACCTCTATGATCTCATCCATTGCATAATCGATAGCTAGAGCCTGATCAGCTTCTGACAAATCGTTTGAAGTCTTTGCAATCCTTGCCAGCAGTCCTGGCGTGTGGTACCCAGTGCTTGCATCCCAAGCGAACCATTCATTGAAGTTCTCAAAGGGATCGAATGGATTGTCTTCAGTCGTCAACATGTAGTCATCCATCATCCCTCCTTCAATGCTGTCTTCAGTGTGGTAAGGCTGACACCCAATGCGCTTGCAACTTCTGCTTGAGTAGCTCCAGAGTCAAGCATTGCTTGTGCTCTGTTCTTCTTGCTTGCATCCATGAGTAGAGCCTGCTTAGGAGTGGCCAGCTTCTTCACCTGATCAAGGTTCGATTGATCAATGATCTGTGTCAACCTATGATTGCTGATTGCTCCTGCTTGGATCGCTTCCCATTCTCGATCGCTGATCTGTATCTGTTGCTTCTTTGCGCCTGTTCGAATCCTTGCAATCTCTTGTGCTTGAGCTTTGATCTTTGTTAGATCTTCGTTGCTCATGTTTGGATTCGACTGCTTGCGGGCCTGGATCATGGACTGGGCTAAAAGGGTGGCGGCTCTTTCGCGGGGCTTGTTCTTCAACGCAACATTCAAGCTTGCATTTAGAGAGGCCACCTCTTTTGCATAGACCTTCTTTGCAGAGTCGGAGACCTGTAATGGTTTGGTAGCCAGCATCTCTTTACGAGCGGTGTTAGCAAGCGCCTTAAGTTTGTTCGAATGGTCGGCATAGATCTCTTCGATAGGCATGCCCGAAGACAAAGTCCTAGCGTCATCAACAAGGGCTAACTTAGGAAGGTTCGTCTTAACGATTACTGTCTTCCCCTGTTTGTTGACATAGCTAGAGCCTGTAGGTACATAGACCAACTTACCTGTAGCTGGGTCAATAGGTCCGTCGTCTTTAGCCGAACGAAGCTTAACTTCAGGCTCATTCGCCTTACTCTTCTTACCAGACCTAGAGATCAGAGTTGCGGCGCCGGCCTTACCAGTCTTCGTATAGACAGACTGATACTTCCTTTGTAGATCCGCAATTCCGTTTCTGTCATAAGAAGCTTTGTAATTAAGGTGGTGTTTCTCAGAATCAATCACAACCATAGAATGTCGAACAGCACGAGCCATCTCATCATTCTTAGCACCATGAATGGTCATGTCCGTAATGAGGTTCGAGACCATACCCATTTGGGTCTGCTTAGTACGACCTTTAGGGTGCGCGCCGCCATAATCAACTTCACGAGTCTTTGCGTTATAGGTTCCACCATCAATGGTCTTCATGCCATCATATGGGGGGTAATCCTTCTTAGGATCGAAGTCTTTCAATCCAGCAAGGGGTGAAGTGATTTTGATGGCCCTATTGTTGTTCGGAATGACCATAACGGCGTCACCATCAAAGTCAGCACCAGACAAGTGTTGGGCAACCTTAGAGTTGATACCAATCGCATCTTTAGCACGGCCGATTAAAGCCTTAGCCTCAGGATGATTGTTATTAACTGTCAATTCCGGAATCTCGAATGTTCCCGCATGAGGAAAGCGAATCAGAGCAACACGTTCTCCGTTGTTGAAATTCGGCGCATAGACTTCCGTATCCTTCATAGATTTGATAGGAAGAATGGCGTGCCAAGAAGAACGCGGAATAGCAGCCGCTTCAAGAGTGACTGCCGAAGAATCGGCACCATCAGCAAAAGACTGGAGAAGCTTCTTCTTGATGACCGGATTTGTCAGGGCCATGATCTCATCAAGATCGGCCTGCTTCTTCTGATAAGCCTTTTCTAACTGCTGTTTCGCTAACTTTGGACTTTGCTTCGAAAGGGTCTGAGAAGACAGAGATCTCTTCCAACCTTCCCAAGCGCCTTCTTCGTTAACGAGATTCATTGTGGATGTCAGAACGTCGTTACCCTTAGAGTCCTTCTCCAAAAGCTGTCGACGAATCTGAGAACCGAAAGGGTACATTGGGTCGATTTTCGAAGGATCGTTGATATCCTTCTTCAAAGGCTTCATGGCGTCTAACTTATTGCCCGTGTCGCTCTTGTTGGTGTTGAAGATAACGTCCACGCCAGGGGGCATGTCGTTCTTGTACATGGCCATACCTTTAAGGTAATGGGTG